TGTTTTGACTATTCTCAGCAAGAGCCTAGGTTGGTAGTGCATTATGCAGCTTTACAGAATCTCTATGGAGTGGACGAAGTATTGGAGGCCTACCGAGAGGGGGATGCCGACTTTCATACGATCGTTGCTGATATGGCAGAGATACCTAGATCACAGGCCAAGACTATAAATCTTGGTCTGTTCTATGGTATGGGTAAAAATAAATTACAAGCAGAGCTTGGTGTATCTAAAGATGTATCAGATAGTTTGTTTAGACAATATCATAACAAAGTGCCATTTGTTAAACAACTGATGGACAATGTAATGCAACGTGCTCAAGAGTCTGGTAAGATTAGAACATTGTTGGGTAGACTATGTAGGTTTCACCTGTGGGAGCCTAATCAGTTTGGTATACATAAAGCATTGTCACACGACGCAGCGCTCTTGGAACACGGACCAGGGATCAAGCGTGCTTACACTTACAAAGCACTAAACAAATTAATACAAGGATCAGCAGCTGACATGACAAAAAAAGCTATGATAGAATTACATAAGGAAGGAATTATACCGCATATACAAGTACATGATGAACTTGATATATCTGTTGAGAGTCCTGAACATGCAGAAAAAATAAAAGAGATTATGGAATCTGCTGTTGACTTAGAAGTACCTAACAAGGTAGATTACGAATCCGGCCCTAATTGGGGCCAAATAAAATGAGGTTATTTTATGGCTTACTTAAATGCAAATATTCCTATACAATATGCACAAATAAAAAAGGAGTATTTATATGACCTTACCAGACATGTGGGAGAAGTTGAAGACTGTATCATCTTCGGCATTACGAGTCTTACAGGACGTGCTATCTTATTCCATGCGATTATGGAAAACGGCGCTGTATTCTATCGTCTCCCGATTAGCGCCTTCATACAAAGAGGTTTTGACAGAGAAAAAGTTCCTGAACATAGGCTTGATGAGTTGGAGCTTTGGAATAGTTTTAGTTATTATCCTGCTGTTACTACTTGGGATATTCTAACAGCCTCATCCGGAAAATATATAGGCAAAGATAAAAAATGGCACCATGGTAAATACTTATTTACCGTTGACTGGGGACATCCAGATGCTAATATATTAAACTCTGACCATTCAGAGATACCGCATGAACACAAATGCGCTCACATAATTGCATTGAATGATGGTAATTATGCAGCACAACCTAACAACAGATGTATTTGGGACCTACCTTCATTTACAGTGAAGGACAACATTCCTGACTGGAAAGTACAAACTTCTGAATGGAATGTAGAAGACACAGGTGCATGGAAAACAGAAGACACGGACAAGTTCTTCTATGAAATTGAGGAAAAGAAAAAATAATATGGAGACCCATTATGAACTACAGATTCACAGCGATAGTAATAATATTGTTATGTTTATTAGCCTTTTTTATGAGGCCCTCCTACACACCATTGAAACTAGATAAAAAAGACTATATAGTCCCTCTACCAAAACCAAAAATAAATGAGTAAAAAAGCTTTAAACATATCTGAATCCGCTGCTGTGCAGATGCCGATGAAAACGGTAGCCTCACTAATTCTGCTCGTTGCAGCTGGCACATTCGCATATACAGAGCTGACGGCGAGGTTAGTATCTTTAGAGACATCAAGAGAGTTGTTTGAAAATGATTTGCTTAAGAGATCTGAACAAGTGCCCGTCGATCAGGAGCAAATATTTTTAATTGAGGATTTGTACAAGTCCGTAGAAAAAATGGAAAAGACTCAAGAGATGAACATGACAAACAAAGTTAATATAGAATTTTTAAATACACAATTAGAAAAAGCATTAGCTGATATAGAACAATTAAAAGATAAAGTAAGAGCAAATGGCAACGGGACGTATTAGTAGAAAAGTGTTAGATCACATAGCACAAATAAATAGAGAAAACGAAGAGTTACGTATGTCTAAAAATTTAAAAAAAGAAGTTGAAACTGGCAAGCATGGTACACAAAAATATGTTATCAAGCAAGGTGAAAACAGAGGATTGCAAAACGTGGAACAAAACCTGAGGGACATGTCAAGTATCAATGCATAAAATCTATGGCAGAATTAGAGTCAAATATTGATGGATCTTTATCTATAAAGAAGTTAATATTAGAGTAATGGTAAAAGTTTCAGCAGAAATTGTAAATGGTAAATGTCCAACGTGTGATGAATACACTATGTTAGTTGGTCTTACACCTGAAATGTTTAGATGTATGAATTGTGGTTCTGATTTAAGACAACATATAAATGGTAAAATAACTTATTTACCTGTACTGCAAGCTAACGCAGATTATACACCTTTTGTTAAAGACTGGCAGGAGTAGTGGCTAAAAGAACATTTAAACACTTTACACCTAGAGATAAACCTAAGAAGAGGCCTAGACGTCACAAGAAAACCTTAAACAAATCCGAGAAAAGATCACATAAAAAATACAACCGACAAGGTCGTTGACAAATACTTTTATATGACTATCTTGTACGTATGAAAGAAAAAAAACTAACAATAACAAGTAAAGATATAACACAAAAACAATGGTCCAATTTAATTTTAGAATTAAATTTAATTAAAAAAGCATGGGCGCCTTATGCAACATTACAATTGCAAGCACCAGGAGCTAAAAAGATAATTGCACATGGAACACGGAACTTTGACTCAAGAGTTTTACATGACGACGAAGAAGATTGATGGATCTAATAATTTTAAACGACGGATTATATCAATTAGTTCCTGTCACAAAGCAAATGACGGAACATATGTCTTTATTGGCAAAAGTAGATTGCATGGACCTGTGCGAGATACTAAGAATAAAACTAAGCGCGTACGTTGACACATTAAATATGCACATTATGAAAGATGGTAGTCAATTTATTGGCTGTATGTGTAAATAAACCTATCCTAAAGAGGGAAAACAAGGATAGGTTATTGTGGTGAGATAAAATCGCTATACCACATTTATGCCATATTATCAAATTGTATTTTGTGGAGTGCAAGTAAACCTAATAAACATGTTGTGCTCATTAACTTCTTTTCTGCCAATCTCTTTCATTTTCTTTTGTGATTCTTCATAACCAAACATCAAACAATCATATTGACTATTAAATAGTTCTGGCCATTGGTGTGGTGGCATACATATTTGTTGTGTTTGCGAACAAAGAATTAACGCTAAAACAAATTTCATACTTGACAAATCTCCTATTGATCCTATATATTGCTCATAAATAAATGAAAGGAAGGTCTATGACCGACATAACTAAATATAGAAACGTTTCATTAACACATGAAACATACAAGACATTGATTACGTTGTCTAAGGTATTATTGCCCGATGCAACATTATCGATCAGCAAAACCATTGAATCAATTGCAAATGAGAAAGCGAAGAAATTAAATGGAAAAATTAAAAAAAGCTAAAGTTACGGTAACTGTTTGCCCGACTTGTAAGGGTAATGGTTATTTAAAAGTTGCAACAGAGGGAAAGGACCAGATACACCAATGCTGGGACTGTGACTCGGAAGGGGAATTTTATGAAGTCG